CTCTCCTCTATAAACATGGTCTTTAAAACTTGTATCCCAAAAATTCCACATATATTTAGAAGCCCCCTCATTAACAGCTCCTATCTCTTCATTAATCAATTCAATATTTTTAGGAGGAAAATTACATTTCAATCGAGGAAACTTAATCATTAGAAATTCAAATACTCGCCTATGAATTAACATACACCCAGCAGGTCCCTCCGTTATCTCAATTAAATCCCAAGGTAATATTTTTATATTTTCAGGATCAGGATAAGATACCGCATAATCAATAACTCCCGGTTTATTCTTAACTCTATAAGGAGTACACACAATATCTTTCTCCGGCACTAACATTCTAAGCACCGCTTCATGTGAAAACTCTACATCCGCATCTATAAATAACATATAATCACAACCGGAATCTAAAAATCCACACGTCGCTAGATTCCTGGCGTGTGTAACAAGTGATGATCTAAAAGATTTAAACTGACATTTAACTCCAGCTTTTCCCAAGACTGAATAAGTATCTAACAAAGACACACACGTCTCAACTCTCATAGAATCATAACACGGCATAGCAATATAAACACTTGGTTTATTTTTCATGGGTCATCTCCTTTAATAAATCATTTAAGTTACCTTGTTTAACGCTTTCTTTTTCATCAAACATTAGTTCATGATACATATCTAATCGTTTAAGAAACTTGTGCTTCCAAGACCTTAAATCAGCGTCTTGAAACTTGAATTCTTGGTAATATAGGTCAGGAGTACAGACCATGATAATACCTTGTTTAATTTCTGATTGATAAACGTAGTCATGTGCCATACAATACGCGGCGATTTGTAAAAAATAATCCTCAATCCACTCAATTCTTTTAGGACGATTCGCTTGTTTAAAATCTATAATAGTATCCATCCCGTTGTGATTACAAACGAGATCAGTGCTCCCAGCATAAAGGCCAGGGTAATGTAGTGTAACTTCTGAGCCGTAATACTCTTCCACAGGCAGCAAACCTTCTTCAATAATTTTTTGGGCCATGGGCTTCGCCTCCTGTCCGATCCCTGTAATATCATCGTAACCAACTCCTGTGACATGAGACTCCAGGAATTTGTGCATGGCAGTTCCCCGCCTACTACTATAATTCTTGATTCGTTCTGCTTCTTGTTCTCCAACTTTGGCCTTCCAGTCTTTTAAAAATTGTTGATTTTTGGTACGCCCTAATATCGTAGTTACACTTGGAAGTCTATAGCCTGCGACTTCGTAGATCCGTGATCCTTGGTCCGTTATCTGTTTACCACTAACGTAGTTGTATTTATTATTTCTTTTCATTCTCTTTTTTCCATTTATTATATCCTTTTATCCAATTAGGATCAGGTTGATCCGGATCATTTTTTTTAAAAATTTCGTCCCATCTTTTTCTATACAAATCCGTGGAAATCCTTGATTTTCCGTCCCATTTTGTACCTTTGTTTCTACGACTCATGATACGTAAACCATCATAAATAAACTTAAACACACAATAATTGTAAGCACACTAAATACTAATATAAAAAATTTATCTCTTGGGTCCATTACTTTGATTTAATTATCTCCTCTGTGTTGATTTCTTTATCAGTTTCAATAGCTGATTGTTTTGCTTTCTTATCAGCATATTTAAATTTTTGTTGTTGATGTTGTTTTAATTTATTTAAATCTACACTGGTTGCAATATTACCTGACACAGATATTCTAGTTACATCTGAATAGAATGGTGCTACATAATGTTTAACCCACGCAGGAAAGATAAACATATCTCTTTCTCTTGGTGTGATAGATTGATAAGTGATTGCTTGTCTGTTGCCTTCACCATAAATAAATCCTAATGATCCAGGTCCACCGGAGTTGCCTTTATAATTTTTTTGTTCTTCTATAATTTCTTCAGGAACTTTTAAAAATATTACAAACGACAGCGCATCTGAGTGATCGTGCGGTGGATTAAATTCATTCTTTTTCATATAGTTAATCCATAAAGCATTTAGTAGATACTCCGGTTTTTGTTTATACTCTTCGTTTCTCCACTTTTGATAACCTTTGTCATAGATACCAAGACAAGTAGAAATTTCTTTTACAAACATTTCTCTTTCTCTATAAGCATACTCTTCTTTAAGAATACCAGCTAGTCTTGATCTATAATCTAATTTTAGTTTACGACTTGCTTCTCCTTCTTCTAATAGTTTCTTTTGAAACTCTTCAGAAATTTTAAGATGCATAACACAGGGTCCCCATGTTAAAATACCGTAGGTAACGTTCTTTGGTTTACTCAAGATTCATTACCTCTTTATATCTTTTTAAATCTATAACTTTACCATTCATAATTTTTTTGTCAGAATAATGGTCAATTATTTTTTGAATTTTATCTAACTTAACATGAGCGTACGGGTATAATAGACAACATACAAAATAAGCATCTCTCCACCCACAACGCCATCGGTATTGCATTTTTCTACCAAGTTGACCATTTCCAGGTGGTTTTTTATTAAACGTTCCAACTTTTAATACTTCATGTACCCAACGAATAATAGATTCTTCTGTCATACTAATTTCCATACGTATGTCCCAAGTTTTATATGCAGGATGTTTACCCCTTCTTTTCATAATTTGTTTATATGAAACACACCCTTCACCATCAAAGAGCCCTGCAATATAGGCTATATCACTTTCACTTACCATTGGTAATAACCCATTTTAATGTTGAAGTAGCTGGATCAAAACTGTCAAAGTGTTTACAACTATTGAGCAGGATTATAATTCCAATAAGAATCACTATCTTCATGTTTAATTTCTCCTGTAGATTTACATTCCCAACACTGATGGATTGTCACGTCTCCATCTTCTTCTTGTATTGTTTTAATGTAGCCATTGCCTTTACAATTTTGACAAATGGCTATCATTTGCTTTCCTTTTTAATCTTGCCGTTAAGTTTTTTTGCTTTTTCATTTGCTAAACATTCTACAGTCTTGCTGATAGAAAGTCTTGCATCGGGCAATAAAACTTTGGACAATGAGATTAAAGTCTTATATGTTTCATGCGTTAGCGAAACATTTCTATATTTAGTTATATCGGTCATTGTTTCCTTTCATTTAATTATGAGCACTATATAGGATTTACTGGAGATTTGTCAAGATGAAATTTGTATTAACAATGATAATGTGCACAAGCGTATACAATATGTGCTTAGACCCCTTCCCTATGGCTGAAAAATATAATAGTCATTATGAATGTATGATTGCTGGATATGAAGAATCTATTAAAAAAGCAAAAGAGATAGGGCCAAAAGACATTAATGAATATGGAACTATAATTAAATTTTTTTGTCAGAGAACTGATCAAGAAGAAAAATTAATAATACCTAAATCAAAACCTAAAACAAATATTTGACAGTATGTCTAAATTGTGTTAGAGGCTTATTAATTCTCACCACAATCACCTACTCTTATTTCCCTCTTTAGAGTGGGTGTAATCATAAAACCCACCTAGTTTCCGTGCACGTACTCCTAGGCGAGCAAAGGCTCCGAGGCTACCCTTGCGGGTCATAGCTTGACGTACAGGGAATAGCGCGAGGCATTATTTGGACGCCGGTCCTTTTCAATTTTATTTGCATATACATCCCATAAAGTTTCCGCTACCGTTATTCATTACGTAAGCGGTAAGAACTTCAGAATATACTGTCAACTTTAGTCTTAATATGTCACACATATCAAAACAACTTATTAAAATTTTATCTACTAAAGATATTCCTTCTAGCATTTGTTTTGTTACTGGTACTAGATGATACATTCCATCGTTCAGGATAATAAGTTCCATCTGCAAACTCCTTTATTAATTTATACCATTCTTCTTTATATTGGAGCTTCTTCGTTTGGTTCCAATTTTTTGCTGCTTGATCTATTTTTTCCAGTATTGTCATTCTTACTCCTTCCCCATTTAATAATTCTTTCAAAGTTATGAGTCTTTAATTTAATTCTAGGACCATAGGGTCTCCATGCGTCCGCCATTAAATTAAGTTCAATTACTAGGTTAGTCCACTGTTTAGGAGTAGCATTAGTAACTTTTAAAGTAATATTTCTTTCTTTCATATATCTTATATAGGATATCTAGGGATATTTGTCAACGTCTTTTTTTACCTTTTCCACGATATTTACCCATTCTTTTTTCGTGTTTATTTCTGTTCTTTTTGTGACGTCCGGGTCTTTTCTTTGGCTTATCTCTTTTAGGCTTGGTTACAACGCCAAATTTGGCTCTTTTACTCATTAAATTGTTTAATTGTTATATGATCTGTGCTGTTTACATGAGGCATATAACTAATTTTTCCATTTATTTTTTGCTCAATATCTGCACCACATGTAGTACATCTAAAAATAGTTTTATAAATTGAAACAAATATACTATCTTCTAAACACATCGGGCAGTGTCCATTAACAACTTGTGCTGCTACATCAAACGCTTTCCCAAATGGTCCTTTTCCGTATGTCATTTTTCTTCCTGTTATATGCTTTCTTATTCTTTATCACAATTTGACGGTATCGTCTATCTCTTAGATACTTAGCCATTGGATTCTTTTTTTTATTCAAGGATTAATGAGAGAATTTTTTTCTCTCCCATGTATACTTCTATGTTTGCCTTAGATTTTATGCATTTATAGACTACTCTATCCTTAGTGCTTTTTTCCTTCATAGCATATCGTTTGGCTTTTAAACAATTTTGTAAGCTTTCGTGATAACGATGCTCTATAATTTTATGGTCCTGTAGGAGTAAAAGTGCAAATACAACTTCAATCATTAGTGTGTTCCTGATCCGTTTCTAATTAATTTTTCAACATCTACTTGTAATTTAGCTACTTGTTCTTTTAAAAAATCTATATTAATTTTATTATTTCTCATGCCTTTCATCTCCTCTTCTACGTCCTCTAAAATGCCTGCGATATGTTCCACTAACATGAAGAGCTCGGCCTCCCCGGAAGATTGACCAAGTTCTCCACGTGGGTATTTGATTCTAAACTCTGAGTTTTGTTGTAAATCTTTTTCAAATAATTCTAATTTTGTGCTGTGCTGGTTGAGCTTCTCATTAATACCGAAATAAGCCCATGTTCCAATTGCGACCATTGCGATTAGTGAGGCTACCGTTTTCATTGGCATTTGCACGGCTGCTTCTTCAGATATTTTTAAAGGTTTATTACTCATTTTTTGGTTTTGGCTTCGGTAATATATACCCTTTTGGAGGCATTTTCAATTTACTTTTACCTGAGTTTATGAACTTATCTCCCATTAATTTAATTTCTGGATTCTCTTTTTTATACTCATCTTTCATGTCATCCCATAAACTTTGTGAGTCAGCTGGTCTAGTATTATCTCCTGCAGGGGTTACACCTCTACATTTAGATACAAGTAAAGCAAAGTTTTCATTTAATGCTAGACTTGGATTAGCATTAACTCTACCACACATTTTCATTAATTCTAATTGTTGTTTGATTGCTACGTTTTCTTTTGAAGTTTTACAGTCTGTGCCTAAATATTTTCTGTAAGTAAATCTAATATATTGATCTTCATGTGTGCTGCTTTCAGAATAATTATAATCAGTATCACGTCTTTCTGTGCTTATTTCCATTTCACCACATCTAACACCATACTCGTTAAGATATTCGTTACGAGAATGTGCTGGACCTACACATAAAGCTAGCCAAAGCATTGCTATAATTAGTATTCCTGTAAAATAATAATTCATCCTGGCTACCTCCATACATAACTACCTATTTAAATCCTTAATATCATAGTCATGTTCTCTGACTTGATCTGCTAATTGTCTATATAAATTTTCTGCCATTTGCCAAGTAGACTCAGCAGAAGTTAATCTTGTATTTTGATCTGTAATTTTATCTTCAGCAACTTTTAAATCTCTTTGTAAATCTACAATTTCTTGCTGGTTTGAATTGATTGTGTCTGTAAGATTAACAATATAACGAACGCCGGTAAAAGTTCCGACTAACACTGAAGCCACAACTGGTACCATAACTATATTTTTTTTTAACAAATCTGCTAAATTCATTCGTATCTAACCTCATTTTCAAAAGACATGTCCGTAGCATGATCTTTTTGATATTTGTAAGTTCTTTTTTTACCACATCTACAATTATCACAAACACACACACCGTAATCATCTGCATGAAGATCGCCATCACAGTGACATTTACAATGACAATTTTTGCATCTACTCATGCTTCTTTTCCTCAATTTCGTAGAAGAAATTATCAGTGTCTTCTGTTCTCCACTTACGAGTGTCTTCTACATTCCACTCAGAAGTTTGAACTTTCCAGTCAGGAATTTCATCCTTAACTGTAAATGATGGGATATCCCATATTAATCTATTGTTTGGCTGAGCCGCATAATTGCCGTTTTCCAACGCAAGTATGTGTGCGCACTTATGTTCGTGCGGAATTTCTGAATGATCAGTATCTAGTATATTACTATCTGGGTGGGCAAAATCAACAGTAAATAAGTAAGC